TTTGACCCTTACAATCCTGATCATACTCCTTACGAAGATGAGGACGACGATTAAGAAACGAATTCTAGTGGTGAGCGATTTACAGGTTCCATATCACCACGAAAAAGCAGTTAATAATCTAATCAAATTAACACGCCGCGAGAAGTTCGACCAAGTTCTAAACGTAGGCGATGAACTGGATATGCAAAGCCAGTCTAAATGGGCTAAAGGCACACCGCTAGAATATGAGGGGCAATTAGATGCTGATAGAGAGGCTTGCCGCGATATTCTTTGGGAGCTTGGCACGACTGACGTCACACGATCTAACCATACCGACCGCCTCTACCACACGTTGCTGCGTGGCGCACCAAGCTTGCTGGGTTTGCCAGAACTCAACTATCCGAAATTCATGGGATACGATGAACTCGGAATCCGATTTCACACCAAGCCTTATGAATTCCTACCAAACTGGGTCTTAGTTCATGGTGACGAGGGCAGCCTCAACCGCAATGGTGGTGGCACTGCTGCTGGTCTGGCTAATAAGTTTGGCGCTAATGTTGTCTGTGGTCATACTCATCGCTTGGGCTTACAAGGGCTTTCTAGAGGCTTCAAAGGCCGTTTTAAGACCCTTTGGGGCTTTGAGGCAGGTAATCTTATGGATTCGCGCAAGGCTGGCTATCTAAAGGCTGGCAGCGCCAACTGGCAAATGGGCTTTGGCATTATCGAAGTCTATGATAAGCAGGTTACAGTCATTCCAGTTCCCGTTAATTCAGACGGGTCATTTACCATTTATGGCAAGGTTTATAGATAGCACAAAGCCCCGTGTCGCTGTGCAAACCACGAGGCTAAGGCGGGAGAGCTACTTACGCGCTTTCGCTCTATAACAATTATATAACGAAACCACGACACGCTTAGCAAGGTGTTGTAATACCCTGCTAAGACGGGCACCCTACTCATGTGGAAATACCACAAAGAGAGGAAACAATGAATACAGATTTTATCCTTTATATCTCGATGATAGCTGCTTTTATTATCGGGTTTGGCTTCGGTCGCTATGAGCGCAAAGACTCTTATACAAAAACCTATCGTTTAGGTTATAACAATGGAGTGAGAGTAGGACATATTCAGAAAGCATTTGGAATGGATATGCCAAAGGCAGAAAACAATGAACGCTAATGACATTCTCAACGAAGCTCACGACATCTTGCTCCAGCGAGAAGAGCGCTACGACAACTTTCATATTACAGCGTTTCGAACTGCGGCTTTGCAGTCCCTTATCCATGAATTTCCAAGAAGCGCCGAACAATGGTGTCTGGACATGGTCGCAACGAAACTTGCACGGATCTACAACAGTCCTGACCATTTGGACAATTATATTGACGCCATCTGCTACCTTGCAGAAGCAGCAGCTCTAACCAAAACACCGAGAGAGGATTTGGACTAATGGCATTTAACTTAGAAGATTATGAAACAGTAGAAGAAAGACTTATAAAGTTTTGGAAGGAATACCCAGATGGACGAATTGAAACTGAAATTATTGAAGCAAGCGCGCAAAGATTTGTGGTGTCTGCAAGATTATACAGAACCGAAGCTGATTCTAAGTATTGGACATCTGGACACGCTTTTGAAGTCATTACCGAAAGGGGCGTTAATGCTACATCTGCGCTTGAGAATTGCGAAACATCTGCTATCGGGCGCGCTTTGGCGAATGCAGGTTTCGCTACCAGAGGCAAACGAGCATCTCGCGAAGAAATGGCAAAAGTATCTAATAGATTCGAGAAACGAGTAGAGAATTTCACCCGTGAAACTGTGCCGGTGGAGAAACCATCTGACGCATGGACGATTGAGCAGAAGCAAATGCCAGTAGATCTAGATGAAGCTTTAACACAATTAAATGAGGGCATTAAGCCAGAAGAAATACCAATGTGTAAGCACGGGGCACGAGTTCAGAAACAAGGCGTGGGTAAAACCAATAAGCCTTTCTTTGGTTACGTGTGTGCTGAACGCGAACGCATCAACCAGTGTGAGCCGCTTTGGTATGTGATGGATAAGTCTGGTCGATGGATAGCACCAAAACCAGCAGTAGAACAAGGAGCGCTTTAATGGGATACCTACGAATTACAAGACCAGACGGAACAGAAATAGTTTTCGATGAAGATGAAGAAATTACAATTTATGAAGTTTGCGATGTCTGCAATACACCAAGACCGAACTATGAACTAACCAACGTAGGCGGTCAGACAGATGCAGATGCAATTTGGGAATGTAAATCATGCCATTCGGTGAATAAATCATGACAAAGCCAAAAAACCCATGCTGGGATTGTGAAATCCGTGAGGCAGAAGTGTTAGATCGTTATTGCAAGGTATGTAACGAAAAGGTTGAATGGATTAACGATTTCTATGAACAATTTGGAGATTGACAATGGTTCAAAACAGTCGTAAAGTCAGGGGCAGACGGACTGAGCATATCGTTGCCAACTATTTCGCAAGAGTGTGGGGAAGCGCTCAAGTAGTAAATAGTGGGGCATCGGGCAGCGATGTGCTTGGGACGCCATTTGATATTGAGGTCAAAGCTAGGGCGGCATTTCAGCCAAAAGCTTGGATAGACCAACAAAAAAAGCGCGATGATGGCAAACTTAAATTCGTTGTATTGCGCTGTAATGGACAAGGCGAAACAGCAGAAGATTATGTGTTTATAGCACGTCTAGGCGACATGATGCCGATGTTAGAAAACAAGAATGACCCAGACCAGATAGTGCGCTGTAAGTGCGGTAAGTGGACAGTCAAGGGCGACTATTGCTGGGTATGCGACGCTTTGGAGAATAACAAATGAAACCTCAATTTGTAGGAATTAAATTCGAGTGCAAAGAGTGTGGTATTGAAATAATCGTTAGCGGACGTACATCAGGTAACGCATCTGAAGCTGATCGCATGATGTATGAGCACAAAATTCATGTTCATAAAACTTCAATTCTAGATAAGTTGTTATTTAGCAAATAGTTATTAACAGCCTGTGGATAACTTAGGAGAAAACATGAATTCACGCTCACGACACGCAGACAACCTGTGGAAACTTGACACGCATGGTACGCTATTAAGGCAGAGCCTATTCAGAGGCTCACCACGCGCCGCTTCGCGGTTAGCGCGTGGGGTGCTAATAGCTATTGGGATAGCTCTATGCTCGGCAAGCCCAGCAGGTCAGGCGACAACTTTGACTAAACAAACACCATTTCGCTATTCAGCTTCAATGATTGGTGATATACAAACAGAATGTCTATTTAGAATTGCAATTAAAGAATCTAATATCAGATATAACGCAGTAAATAGATCTAGTGGTGCATATGGAGCATGGCAGTTCCTACACAGAAACGCTAAAGGCATGAATCCATATCAACAGGTAGAATTAGCAATAGACTATGCAAATTACAGATATGGAAGTCCATGCAAAGCATGGGCGTTCTGGAAAGCGAACTATTGGTGGTAATGGCTACTTATGAATTCAAATGCTGTGGTATTACACAGGAGATTGTAGTGAGTATTAGAGAGCAATTACCTAAGCCTAAGTGTTCAGTATGTAATGGTGATATGCAAAGAGTATTCAGTCCATTTGGTATCAGCTTTAAGGGTGGTGGGTTCTATTCCACGGATAAAAAATAAAGGCATCTGCCATTGTGGCAGACCTCAACGTTCTAAGGGTAAAGACAAGAAAACTGGCAGACAGATATTCGATAGAGAATGCTGGAAGTGCAAAGAGCAGAGTTACCACCTACATAAGAAGACATATTGTGAGCATTGTGGGTTTGTAGCGCTGCACCCAGTCCAGTTAGATGTAGATCATATAGATGGTAACCATAAGAACAATAACCTAGATAACTTACAGACTCTATGTGCTAATTGCCATAGGTTAAAGACACAGATGAACAATGACCATCTAAGAGGTAGAGATGGCAAAGACTAAACGTAGAGATATAGACACAGTAGAGTGGCGTAAGCTGCGTAAGGCCATACTCATTAGAGATGGCTACATCTGTTGGATATGTGGTGGTGATGGTGCTGATAGCGTGGATCACCTAGAAGCTAGAGTGCATGGTGGTGCAACGTTTGATAGAGATAACTTAGCTGCTGCGCACAAGGTATGTAATAGCCGCAAGGGCGCTAAAAAGGGCTTTTTTTCTGGGAGCGAGTTAACCCCCCCTGCCTTTGTTAAGTCTTCTCTCCCTAATACGAGGGGGGAACGACCTTTATCACCCTTTCAGAAGCCTTAGAAGGCCTATATGAGCGACTTTCAGGCCGATAAGGGCAAAATTACTAAGGGGTATAAGACCAAACGCTTACAACACGTTCCACGCTTGCACACTCCGCTATTAAAGGGAAAATCACGCGGTAACGAGATAATCGAGCTTGCAGAACGTATTGGTATGCCACTTATGGAATGGCAAAAGTGGGTAGTCGAAGACATGATGAAGATAGATAACGATGGGAACTTCCGTCGTAAGACTATTGGACTTCTAATAGCGCGTCAAAATGGAAAGACTCACCTAGCGCGTATGCGTATCCTCTGGGGTCTTCTAAATGGCGAACGTATCGTGGCAATGTCTTCTAATCGCAATATGGCTTTGGATAACTTTCGAGAAGTTGCATTTATTATTCAAACTAATGACTGGCTTGCAGATCAGTTAGCTCATAAACCACGTCTTGCTAACGGACAAGAAATGATTACTTTTAAGAACGGTGGAAGATATGAAATCGTTGCTGCTACGCGTGATGGTTCTCGCGGCAAGACTGCTGACTTACTGTTTATTGACGAGCTACGAGAGGTTACTCTCGAAGCATGGACGGCTGCTAGACCAGTTACTAGAGCAAGGCCTAATGCCCAAACGCTCGTTACGTCAAACGCTGGCGATGCGTTCAGCCAAGTCCTTAATGATTTACGCGAAAGAGCGCTTTCTTACCCTTCGCCTACGTTTGCATGGTATGAATATAGCGCTCCATCGGGTTGCGATATCTGGGACAAGAAAAACTGGTATTTGGCTAATCCTGCGTTGGGTCAAACGATTACAGAAGACGTCATCTCCGAAGCGGTTGCAACTAACCCAGTAGAAGCTACTAGAACTGAAGTTCTCTGTTCATGGATTGATTCGTTAGTGTCCCCGTGGGCAAATGGAACTATTGAAGCAACCACTGATCCTGATTTAGAACTTCCGGTTGGCAGACCGACAGTATTTGCAATAGATATTTCACCAAGTAAACGAGATGGCGCTTTGGTTGCCGGAATGTTGCTTGAAGATGGTCGTATCGGTATTGGAATTATGGAACTTTGGACTTCTGAAATCGGTATTGATGAACTAAAGATGGCAGATGGAGTTATGGCTTGGGTTAGAAAATACCACCCACAAAAACTGCTTTACGACAAATATGCCACCGCTACCATCGCCCAAAGATTACAAAATCATGGGGTTATGGTTGAAGACTGCTCTGGACAGCATTTTTACCAAGCCTGTTCTGACTTAGCCGAAGCTTTAGTTAATAATCGCGTGGTTCATTCAGGGCAAAAGGAATTCGTTGCCCATATGCAAAACTGCGCTATGAAAACCAACGATGCTGGTTGGCGAATTGTAAGAAGAAAATCTGCTGGATCAGTGGCAGGTGCTATCAGTGCCGCAATGGTTACTTACGAACTGGTAAAACCGCAAGCGACACCTAATATCATAATTGTATAAATTGACGCAAATCGGGATATAATATATGTTATGGGTTTTTGGGATAGATTTGTGCCGCAGCAATCAGTCGAAGCATCAGTAGTCCCATCAACCCGAATTACAGCTCAAGTCGCTCCAGCGGTCTTCGATGCACCTTACGGACAACTTTACGGATCATATGGTCTTGGTGGTTGGAACAATTACGCAAATAGCATTAACCGACTTCAAGCAATGTCGGTTCCATCTGTTGCTAATTGCCGCAATTTAATTGCTACCACTATTGCCGGAATTCCGTTAGAAATTTATGACTTAACAACTGGCGAAGAAATCCCTTCACCAGTTTGGTTAAAGCAACCAGATAAACGTTCACCGCTTTCTAACACAATTGCTTGGACTGTTGATTCACTTATATTTTATGGGGTCGCATATTGGCGTGTTACGGAAGTTTATGCAGACGATGGACGCCCTGCACGTTTTGAATGGATACAGAACGATAGAGTAACTGTAAAGCTCGACCAATGGAATCAAAACGTCGAGTATTACATGATTAACAATGAGAAACTTCCAA